ACTTTCAGAGTCTGGCTGGTGAAGATCGGCATGGTTGGCGATGATTATAAAATAGCAAGGAAGGTTCTGATTGAGAGGTTGAAGGGCAATTCAGCCTTTCGAAGTGGAAGCAAACCGGAAAAGGCTGTTACTGAGTAGGAATATATGGGCTGTGTGTCGCTTCACGTTGGCGCGTGTGGCGATATTTTTTATTGGTGGGGTAAGTTGTTCGATGGGCTTCTGGTAGGCTCTTTATGGTTGAATTCATACTTCAGCTTGTGTAGAATGTAGTGAAGAGGAGTTGAGAAGAGTGAAAGAGTTTATTTTAAAGTTCAATGAACAATTAAAGCACACAGGAAACAATGATAAGGCGACACTTGAATATATTAGTTCACATCCCGAAACCGAATTATTTTGTGACATATGCCGCACTTTAGATGACGTCGCGGTAAATAAACAAATCCTTACTAAAGATGAGTTTGGTAAGGCAAAAGAAGTAGAATATAACGATTTAACTCTTAAGACCTTAGCACTGAAAATCATTAATTTGCTAGACATTATTAAAGGCGTTGATTTAGAATCACTTTATAAAATGATTTGGGCGAATAAACATGCAAGCCTGTCAAAAGATGTTAAAGAACATTCCAATTATTCGTGGAGTGATCATGATATCCCTATGGTCAGTTTTAAAAATGTTATATTTAAAGAAATAAATAACTTGATTAAAACTGTAGATATTCAAGAAGTAATAAAATTCCCTGAAGTAGAATATTCAATCGTTCGGGGTGTAAGTAAGGTAAAAGAGCTTAATCCGCTGTTCAATGTCAATAGAATTACAGTTGGCATTGAACAGGCACATACAGTAGATGACATCTATGGAGTTGGTTTTTTAAGGAAAGAGATACCAAAGCTTTTCGCGATTGAAGGCAAACTAAAGTATAGATTTGTCAACGCGAATAATGAAGAAGTTAATAGTGATTAATTGCTCAGAGCCTATCAAAAGGCTCTTTTTATTTTTGGAGAGGTGAGGTAATATGGGTACAAGAGCTAGAAATAATACGAAGTGGTTGACCAATGTTTTTCCACGTTTGTCGGAGATTCGAGATTGGTGCATGGATGGAAAAACCAATGAAGAAATGTGTGTGCTTTTAGGCATAAGTCCTGACAGTTGGTACACTTATATGAAGGAACATAATGAGCTTAATGACATCGTTACGGCGGGGAAGTCTGTTATAGATAACCGTGTAGAAAATGCTGTTTTGAAAACCGCTTTAGGTTTTGAGTATGAGGAAATCAAAACAATCATCGAGGAAGATCGCAATGGCAAGAAGAGAACAAGGATTGAGAAAACCAAAAAGTATATGCCCCCTAACCCAACTGCTCAAGCCTTCTGGCTAAAGAACCGGAAGAAGGATGAGTGGGGCGATAGGAAAGAGATTGTCTTTGATACAAAGGGCCAGGAAGAAGAAAGGAAGCTGCAATTCCTTAAAATGATAAATGAAGAGGTTGTGGATGCAGATTATTCTATTGTTGAAGAAGCGGCAACACTTCCCGATCCTGAAGTCATAGAAGAAACAGAGGAAGGTTTTGTTGAATATGAAGAGGATGACTTCGATAATGAAACAACAGAAGCATAATCTTATGTCGTCAGTAATCTGGGAGATAAATGCCCTATATGAGCCTAATACTACCCAAAATAAGCCCATATAGAATCCATAATTAGTCTTATGTATTCAGTTGCTATCAGGGCGATACAGAGGTAACATGGACACACCTAGTAAGAAGGGGTGTGTTTATATGCTTGATTTAGGCGTTTTTGAGGAATATCTCACAAACAGGGAACTGAGCCTGAATACCATCAGCTGCTATATACGAGACAGCAAGGTATTCATGGATTGGTTCGGTAGCAGAACGGATTGCGGAATGGATAAACTGATTCAACTTGATGCCATTGGATATAAGAAGCATCTGCTCAATACCAATAAATCGGTGGTGACAGCCAATAGGAAGGTTGCAAGCGTCAATGCCTTATGCAAATGGCTCCATGAAAGCGGAACAACTCCTCATGAGATCAATATAAAGGCAGTAAAGAGTCGGGAGGCCCGGCAATATAAAGGCTTGGAGGAAAAGGATCTAAGGAAACTTCGAGCAGAGATACACCGAAACCGCAATCCACTTCATATATGCATCATAGAGATACTGCTTGGCACTGGACTAAGGGTGAGCGAACTATGTGGATTGAAGCTACAAGACATAGAATTATCCGAACGTAAAGGCACAATCAGAGTCATTGGCAAAGGAAACATATACAGAACACTGCCACTCAATAAGGATGTTCGCAAAGCAATTCAAGATTATGCTGATACCAGACCAGCAAATGATAGTGACTTCCTATTAATAGGACAGCGTGGCCCCTTCAAACGGAATGCAATCAACTTAATTCTTGAAAAGTATGGGCAAAGAGTATCAGTCGATGTAACGCCACACCAGCTCAGGCATTCACTAGGATATAGGCTAGTCAAGGCAGCAACTGCAATAACAACCATTCAGGAAATACTCGGCCATGAAAGCATACTGACAACAAATTTATACACCGTTACAACTGAACAGGATAAGGTAGAGGCTCTGGAAGCCTTGGAGTGGTAAGATAGCCGCTCTATTTTTATGCACCTTTCCCAATGGGAGGGGTGCTTCTATTTGTGCAAATAGCCCCTGCAGTAGATGGTGTGGAAATTTTTGTGGTATTTTTGCTGTAAATATATTTGATATATGGTAAAATTTAGTTTGAAATATATTAAGTGAAGTGAGGTGCGAGGTTATGCTTAAGACTCGTGTTTTCAATACAAATCAAACATATAATAAAGATTCCGAACTAGATATGATAAAAAACGAAAAGTGTGCAGCTTATTATGCTCCATGGAAATATATGATTAATAGAATTGGAGCTAATGATATTATTTTCCTTTATAGTAATGGGAAAGGGATTATCGCAAGAGGAATAGCTACTGGGATAACCAAGATTACTGATCATGAAGGTAATCCTGCTGAGGAACATTATATGAACTTAAAGGAATTTCAGGTATTGGGCGACCCACTTCCAAAAAATGAAATTACCAGAATAGTTGGCCATGATATTTTTTGTGCGCAAACTAAATTTCTGCTTAGTTATAAAAATGGCAATGATTTATGGGAAGAGATCACTAAAAAATATATCTAAAAATGAGAAATTCATATTCATATTGTATGAAAGCGTCTTCCAACTTGGAGGACGCTTATTTTTATGAAAGGAGGGCTCCATGCAAACAATCCCAGAACTAAACCATGATAATGACCATACCCGCCAAAACCTCCTACTAAAGCAATATCTGAATAAATACTTCTCCCCGAACAAGATAGAAGAACTTGTCGGGGAGTTTTCATTTTCAGAGCTACGCAAGCTACTTGGCGAGATGGATTTAGAATTTTTTAGCTTATGCTACTTCCCTAAATATTTTGATAGAAGGTTCGGAGAATTCCACAAAGAGCTATTCGAGGAACTGAAATATATGTTGGACAATAAAGGGTTGATTGAAGCTTTTGGATTGCCAAGGGAACATGGCAAAAGCACGATCAACTCTTTTTTATTTCCCCTGTATTCAACACTCTACAATAAATCCCAGTTTACTTTGATCATATCAGCAACAGAGCAGATTGCTCTCCCCTTCCTAGATATGATCAAGGATGAATTAGAAAACAATGAATTGCTAATGGAGGACTTTGGTATCCAAAAAGGAAACCGCTGGAACAATAATGAGATATGGATAAGGGGTAAGGGCGGCATTGATGCTTGTATAATGATTCGTGGTATCGATGGCTCACTTCGCGGAACTCACTTTAAACAGCATCGGCCCCAACTTGTTCTTTTGGATGACTTACTCAAGGATGATACAGCCAGAAGTGAAACCAAACGGGAACAAGTCAGAAATACTTTCACCGATGTTGTCATCCCAATAGGCACAAAGGATACCAATATTTTAGTTGTCGGTACGTGCTTACATGAAGAAGATCTGATGACTGATCTACTCAAGGGGAAAATACCTGGGGTAAGGAGCATAAAAAAGTCGGCAGTCATATGCTTTGCTGAACGAGATGATCTTTGGAGTGACTGGGAGGCCAAATATAATAATCTACTGGACTTGGATAGAATTGATACTGCCAAGTTTTTTTTTTATGATCATCAGGAAGAAATGCTAGAAGGTACAGAAATATTGTGGTCAGAGTATCTTGATTACTATTATCTCATGTGTAAGAAGCAAGCAATGGGAGATAAAAGCTTCTATAAAGAAATGCAGAATGATCCACGCAGCACCGATGACTACATTTTTAGGGATATCCAATATTGGGACAGGCTTCCTGGATTTGAAGAAATGGAACTCGTGATGTACATCGATCCAGCAATTAAAGCAGGTAAAAGAAATGACTTTTCAGCAATAACGATTCTCGGACTTCATAGAAAAACTAAGCAGAAGTATGTTGTTGATGGCAGTATATACAAACTGCTTCCCGATGATCTATTTCAGGTAGCTATTGAGAAATTACAGCAATATCCAGTTGAGAAGATTGGCTTTGAAACTACAGCAGCGCAGAGCTATATCAAGCAGAAGTTCGAAGAAGAACTGTGGGAGAACAAGATCTTCACTCCTGTAGAAGAAGTATTAAGTAGGGGCCAGAAACATGAGAGAATTATTTCACTTGAACCGGAAGTTAAGAAGGGACATATCCTATTCAACCTTGGTAATATCAGGTATAATAATCAGGTAAAGGATTACAACAAAGGAGCAAAACATGATGATGCTCCAGACTCGCTTTATGGAGCAGTTCAGTTGGTTGAAGGGGTAAAGCGCATCAGGTTTTATGATAGGAGTTTGTTGTTTTGATTTTGTCTTTTTGCGTATTAGTAGCATAAGACGACATATGAAAGGCGTAAAACAATTCAATAAATAAGAATTTGTAAAAAAGAAAGAAAGAGAGAGAGAGAGAGAGAGAGAGCGAGAGGAGAAAATGAAATATGAGCAGATTAGATAAGAAAACAATTGAAGACGGTATAAGTCGTCATGAAGCCAACCTTGCATCACTTATTCAAGAGAGAAATGCAGCAAGAGAAAGGGCTGCTAATGGTGAAGATATTTCTGAATACTGGCTTGATAAAATTGATAGAAATATCGCAGATATCGAAAATACAATACACAATTTGAGAACAAAAGGAAGGGGATATGATTAAAAGTATACTTTCCTTTAACTTGTAAATTCCAATTTTTATACCTGATGTAACATAATTTGGGTTTAGTTCAGTCGCATTTTTCTTATTAAGCGTAGGATGTACTACGAATTTATCACGCCTGTACCCTTTGGTACAGGCCTTTTTCATGCCCATTTTTAGAAAGGAAGGGTCTAATTGAACACAAACGAAAACTTAATAATGGAATGCCTAAATGAACTAAATAAAAATGCACTGGCAAAGCAAAAATATAAGGACTACTACGAAGGCAACCATTCAATCCTAAAAAGCTACCAGATGCAGGATAGCCGAAGCAATATGAGACTGGTATTTAATTTTCCTCGGAAGTTCGTAGATAATGAAACTGGCTATATATTGGGTAAACCTGTCAATTATATTTCCAAGTCGGATGAGTCAACCATCATTACTGCCATAGATAAAAACTCTAGCCACTGGGATAAAGAACATAATATCAATCTGCGAAAGCAATCGGAAATCTATGGAGAAGCCTATGAACTCAACTATGTGAATACTGATGGCGAGTTTTCAGCGACAATACTCACCCCTCTGAATGCTTATGTTCTGGAGGATGGATCTGCCGAAAGAAACGTTGTGCTGGCATTGCATACCTTCATTAAGAAATTTGATGCCACGAAATATCTTGATGTTTATACTGCCAACGAAATCCTGCATTATGAATTAGGCAGTAACAGCAATAAATCATCACTCAATCTGATTGGCAGCCATGAACATATTTTTGGGAGAGTACCTGTGACTGTATGTCCCGCCAATAATGAAAAGATAAGTGGCTTTCAGGATGTCATTTCCTTATTTGATGCTTACAACGCTCTGAATTCCGATTTGGTCAATGAAATCGCTGATCACCGCAATGCTTACCTAGTGATTGAAAATGCCAAAATCGAGGAAGAAGATTTACTCAAGATGAAATCCATGGGGATTATTCAAGTGCCTTCAGGGGGTAAGGTTAGCTGGCTCACAAAGGAAATCAATGACTCGTTTGTGAAAAATGAGCTGGATAATATAGAACGAAAAATATATGACATGATGGATGAGGTCAATTTCAATGAAAGCTGGGCCAGTAACACTTCATCTTTAGCACTTCGCAATAAACTCCTAAATCTTGAGAATCGAGTGGCTATGAGAGAAGCTTTTATGGAGAAGGTGATCAAGCAGCGGCTAAAAAACCTGTTTGTCTATCTACTGAAAAAAGAAGGCAAATTCTATGACTACAGAGATGTAGCAGTAAAGTTTACCAGGAATCTTCCAACCGATATGGTGGGACTTGCAGATGTCATCGTCAAAATAAAGGATATTTGTTCACAGGAAACATTGCTGACATTATTGCCGTTTGTTGAAAATCCAAAAGTGGAACTTCAAAAATATGATGCAGAACAACTAAGGAAGGCATCCCAATCTAGTGAAGCAAACTCTGCAAGCCAGACTAAAATGTAGTCTAAATACGCGCTTTAAGCCTTCAGATGTATGGAGTAGGGGAAATATACCACTACTTTTTTTTAGTGCCTAAAATGAGTAATATAAGCGATTTCCTATATTGATAAAATGCCATGAACCTACTGCTATATGCAGGTTTGTGGCTTTTTGCTTTAAATTTAATTTGCCCGTTTTGAGAGGGGATTGGAGGTGAAAGTTTGGTGGCAAGATTAAGCAAATTTGAGAAGGAGGATCTAGGTTATTGGATTAATGCAAAGGGAGAAATTGAGTATCACAAAAGATGTGCAAGGTGCAGTCAGGAATGCAAACAATCCTTTCGATGCTTAGAAGTTCTTTGTCCTATGTATCAAAGGAGATAATATTTTGTCCTGGGTATGACGTTAAACTGCTTAAATTGAAGCGTTTCTGGTTCAGTGAGTCAGAAGGGCAAATTGAAAGGGGAATATAGTTATGACATTGGAAGAAGCAAAACAGTACATGGAAGAAAACAAAGGTAGTGATGAGGTTAAAGCATATCTTCAGGGGTTAGTAAACGTTGAAGGGGTGCAGAAATTCTTCACACAAAATGAGGATGGCAAGAGATGGTTAGACAGCGAACGAGACAAGCACCTCAACAAAGGTCTGGATACTTGGAAAGCCAACAACCTGCAAAAAGAGATCGACAAGAAGATCCATGAACTCTATCCAGAGGAAACAGAGGAGAAGAAACAGCTCAGGGAACTCAATGCCAAAATAGAAACGATGGAGCTTGAAAAACAGAGAGAAGTCTTGAAGAACAAAGCTCTTACCATTGCTGCGGATAAGAAGCTTCCTATAAATAAGATCGTAGATTTGTTCATTTCAGATAATGAAGAAGCCACTGTTGCTAATATTGGCAGGTTTGAAGAGATCTTTGGGACTTCAGTTCAATCGGCTGTGGAAGAACGACTTAAAATCAATGGTTATACTCCACCCAATAATGGCGGTCAAAATACCCAACCACAAAATCTAAATGATGCTCTAAAAAATTATTATTCAGAAAAAAATAAAGCTTAAAATTGAAAGGGGATTAATTTATTATGATTACATTAGCACAAGCAAAACTAAACACACAGGATGCCATTCAAGCGGGGGTAATCGATGAATTCAGAAAGAGTTC